TAATGAAAGTGTAGAAGGTACTGCATCTGTATTATAATCAGCAGATAATAAAAAGTTTAATCTTGATGACGGTACCGTTTGTAAATTAGAATATTTTTGAGTGATATCGGTTTCGTTTGTCGAAACTTTAACTTTTACTAAATCATCATAATTAGTAGATGCATATAAATTGGTATTATCAGCTAAACCTAAATAATAACCTTCAAACTTTTGATTTACTGTAGTTTTAGCTGTATTAAGTATAATAATACCAGCTCCTGCTAAACTTGATAATTGATTAGTTGAAGACGAAGTACCTCCAGCTAATACTTCAAAACTATCAGCTTTACCTGGGGTATTACTCCAAGCAAATGCAGAATCGTCTATAATGGCAGTATATTGAGACTGGGTTAATGAAACAAAAGTAGGTTTACCAACAAAATATATTGTATCATCACCTGTACCTCCATTAACGGTCGATAAAGGTGAAAACTGAGCTGTGGTTTTACCATTAGGTTCATCAATATTGGCAGTAAGAGTTTGATAACTTGTATAAGCACTTTCTCCTGCAGCTACCCCATCATAAGCAGTTTTGTTAATTGGTATAACTGGGTATACAGTAGCATAATAATTGTTAGAAAAACCTTCACCTAAATTTTCACCATAAGGTAATCTATTAACTAAAATATTAGCTCTGCTTTTAAAAGATTCTGCCACTGTATGGTAGAAATATCTTTCTGCCGGATTAGTTGGGGCCCCATAAATCTGAGTAAATTCTGATAAACTGGATACCTGTACAATTTCATCATTTGGTCCTTCCGGTGCGAAACCAGTAATAAATATATTTGTACCTATTTTGTCAGAAGGACGTAAGGACAAATCAATCTCATTGATTTCAACACCAGGACTTTGTATAGTTCTTTGTGCCATATCGATATTTATGCATTTTTAGATATAAAAGTCTAAAATGCTTCTTTTTAATAAATATGTCAAACTTGAAGAAGCTTAACAGTAAACTGACTGTAAGCTAGGGTAAATGACGACTCGATTTCGTCAGGGTCTCTGTAAGAATAACTAATACCACCAATCCTGGTAGGGAATCCTTTTGAAAAGTCAAACTGCACTACTTTTTTGTTGTATTCATCTAAACCGTAAATGGTAAAATTAGCCATATACAAATCTTCTACAACCATTCCTGGTTTATAATCTTTACTTGCATCAAAATAACCGGTATAATCATTTTGCAATTTATTTAACCACGAATAAATGAACCAATAGTTGTTAAATCTGTTATCAATTGTAAAATTTATGTCAATTGGTGGGTAAGTTGGACGATTATGACTTGTAATATGTAAATTCTGACCACTATAGCGTGTTTCTATTTCTGGTACACTAACTTCTGGTATAACACTACCGTAAATTGAAAATTGCACCGAGTCTGGGTTAACAAACTTGTTATCTCTCACCGTTTTTGATATATCATCCCGTAATACCTTTGGAGTAGGTATAACAAGGACGAATTTATCCTTTCTTTCCTTGTTAAACGGTGATTGTGAGTATGTAGTCATTGAATATATTTAAACTAACCATGAGTTAGCAGCGGGAGTAAACGATCTATGTGTTTGAAAGTCACCTACCGGTGTCCAACCATTCTGTTTCATCCAATCTAACTCAGAATTATCATCCGAACCAGTCTTTTCAGTAAAGACTATGGTATCAACCTGGTCGGTTTCATCTTCTTCACCCCAGCTAAACAACTTTTTGTTAAGATTTGTACCATAATCATAGTCATAACGTCTTATTTCAGCTGGTCTACCGTTAGTATCAAAACGCAACACATCAAAATATCGTCTAATTAGATCATTATCTAATATTAATAGAGCCCAACCAAGGGACATAACACGGTCATCCATCATATCTATACCAGGCTTAGCAGCCCACTTACCATTAGGGTATTTTATGAAGTTTTTAATCTCTACTAATGTTTCTAACTCACGAATATTAACTGCTTGTAGTTCATTTACAAAATATCTCATGTTCATCACACATCTATACTTGGTATTTGTGTGAGAAATAACACCTAACCTGTTATTTTTAGCTTTTCCTTGGCCTGCTTCAAAAGAAACTATGTTACCATAACGTAAAGTATGATATAAATGATCAACTACCTGGGCTCCACAGCTATTTCTTTCAATTAATGCAGGAGGACTACCCCATTGTAACAGTATTTCGTGTAATTTACTGGTAAAGTTGAAGGGATTTATGGTATTACTCCAGTATGTGGCTACTTGCTCTATATTATTAAGGTCTTTTAAATCCAATATTTGAATAACACTAGCATTTTGGTGTACACCTTCAGCAATATCAACACCTGCTACATAAACACCTTGATCATCCGGTTGTCTCCAAATTTTGTAATTGTTTTCTTCCATTACAATCTTTGGTTTTTGACAATTTACCTTTAAAGCTTCAAATAACTCTTCATTTATAGCTAATTCCCCTGAAGATATGAATTCACACCCGAACTCTTGGTTAAAAGCCTCTTCACTACCAATAGTACGCATGGTTTCATACTTCCACTGTTCATCTCTACCAGGAACCTCATGCCATAAGATTTTATCATAACCCCAACCGTTTTTATGTTCAATTGCACCATTCCAAATCTTGTAAAACAAGTTATCTGTACCGTTTGCAGTGGATGCTATAAAGATTTTAGACTTTTTCGATGATGAAATTACAGGAAAAACAGATTTCCAAAACTGATCCACCAAGTGAGGTTCAATAAAAGCTAACTCGTCCAGCACCAACACGTTAATAGATTGACCACGAGCAGCTGTTCCTGTTGTGGTACTAATACCTATTGAAGTACCGTTAGTTAATTTCAACGATTCTTTACCATATTCGGTTACACCAGGCTTTAACCAGTTGGGTAACTCTTCATATGCCATTCGAATACGTGAAAATATCTCTTTTGCTGTACCTTCTTTGTTAGCAACAATAAGAATACGTTGATCATTATTAAAACAAGCATGCCATAACGTGTAAATCGTCATCATAGTTGTTTTACCAATCTGTCTAGAGGCAAGTAATATAAAGAAACGATTATCTCTCATACCTCTTAGGGCTCTTTTCTGACAAGAGTGAAGACCAATCTTTTCACGACCACGATCTAGGTTAACTATAAAGAAGAAATTTTCAGCGAAGTAAAGAAGGTTTTGTTTAGCCTTCTTTAAATCTTTTATCATTGCCGGTGTCCACTCAAACTGAGTATTCTCTGTAGGCAAGTTAGGATTACCCAAATAAAAATCGCGGGTAGGTTTCATATACTATTATTTAACTAAAAAATGAATAAATATAGACATGAATCGTAAAAGAGACTTAGAAAATTTGTCAAAATTATACGAAAGCTTTAGTGAAGATGAACAATCAAGTGCATTTGGTCAAGAAATGGCTGATAAAGCTGAAGATCAAAACCCAGTTCAAAATTACGAAGACGAAGAAGTAAAATTTCAAGTAGGTGATAAAGTAAAAGTTAACGCTGGTAGGAGTTTAAATGATTTACGCTCTGGCAGATACGGTGCTCAAGATGTATATATGTATGGTACCATTGCCTATATTGATGATGATAATGCACAGATCGATACCAATCATGGTACAATGGAAGTCGATATTAATTCCATAGAACATGATGAAGAAGCCGAAGATTTAGGCCCTAACCAACAACCTGAAAGTTGGGGTGATGAGGCTATGAGTGATGAACAACCAGGCGAAACATCTATGAGATTTTCTCAAGATACCCCTGATGATCCTGCTTCTGGTGGTAGCCCTAATATTGATGACCCAGATGAAGAAGATGAATTTAATATGGACCCATATTATAATAGAGAAGAAGATTTAAGAAGTAGGGGTATTGATCCTGATGCAGAAGATCCTGATGCAGATGAAAAAAGATACGATGATGATGAAGAAGATGATAATGCATTTCCAGAAGATAAATCTTATGATGGTAATGAAGATGAAGAAATGTCTTTAGAAGA